ACCCGGAGACCAAGAATCACCATTCAAATAAACCAAAGCAGAGCCCAAATCGAACAACCTTAAAGACGGCAAATAAGTTCCAAGAGCCAAATTCTGAGTCAAAGACAACGCCTGAATCTGATTGACGTCCTGCATCTGGGTCAATACGGAAGGCGCAGACTTCCAAAGAAGGCGTAAAGGAACAGCGTAGAAATCAAAGTATTCACGCAACCGGGTATAAGCAGAAGTTTCAACGGGCTGAGTGCGAGTGAAATACTCAACGTTAAACTTATACTTATCACCAGGCATTGAAATATCGAAGTAAACGGGAAGAAGCTCACCAACTTTTGCAGTAAATGCATTTTTACGTCCAATATCAAAGCCAGAACGGTGAGGATGGTTCTGAAGATTGGACATTCCAGTGTAAGAAGCCATAAAAAAACATTTTAAAATTAAACACTATCAGTCCTGATAAGAAAAAACACCAAACAAATCATTGACCTTCTTGTGTTTGACCTTATCCCTACACTTCATCAATGCAGCGGCAGCCAAACGACGAACAAGAGGCAATTCATGGTAAGATTTCTCCTTATCAAGAACAGATCTATTATAACGGAAAGAATAGTTACGAATCTCAAAGTCTACCAAATCCTTATCATTGGAATCTTCCAAAGTCTGATAGAAATCTACAAGACGGTGGTAATCATAAAAATTCCAAAAATAAACTATTTTCTCAGAGATTATTCGTAAAAACCTTTCCCGGCAGAAAAGTTCTCCTCCAGGAGTGCCGCTGGACCAGAAGAGTTCCGAGCATCCGTCTGTTGAATATGTTCGAATAAACTTCGAAATTCCGAGAAAAAAGCGGTAGACACGGGACAGACGATGAGCAGCTTCCAAATCAGCACCATCGTACAGACGACATTCAGAAAGAACGAGAACATCACTATGCGGTAAATTCGCCTGAGGAGAGAGGAAATTCCTATATTCATTTGATTTTCCATAATTATCTACATAATTTAAATACTGTTTACAAAAAGACAAAATACTTTGCTTGGAACTTTCGCCAAACGGATCGCAACCTATATCAGCGCATCCGCTACGAATGACCCGTTCGGGCGCTGTGAACGCAGCAAAAAGTAACTGGTAAATACTCGATGGAGATTTACGAATAGCGTCCGAAAATCGGGGGAATAGTCGAAGGAGATACGGCCATGTAGGTTTAATTGTGCGAAAATAACCATCGCGTTCAACGCGGACTCCATCAAGGCACTTATCGATAACTTCGTCAATTTCGGCAACTCGTACCTTTCGAGGAAAGAGATTTGACTCTGTAAATCCAATGGAATGGAAGGATTTAGGTCGCACCACTTTTGGCATTTGAGTATAAAAGTCGGGTAAAGCGACAAAACTATTAACATACGACGCAACATACGAAGCTGCAAATCCTCGCGAGAGTGACGCATCACAACGACCGTAAGACCAAGCCTTAGATACATTTTCACAAACAGTTTGCGAGAATCGTTCGGAATTGGAAAACAATAACAAGTGCCAATGCGGGCGGAAACTGGTAGGACCGTATTCTGATACAGCGTAGTAACGTAATTTTTCATCCGGGTAATAACTTCTTAAACGTTTTAAAAATAAATCAAGGTCACGATTACAAACATAAGGAATCCTATTGGGAACATTATGATTAATCTTGCCAAGAATAGACAAAAGCTCCTTAGGTTTCATAGGATAAGTAAATCTTATCTCAGGATCCTTGAATATACGCTCAACGGTAGAATTTTTCAACTTGACAGAAGCGGTGCGAGGAACGCTGCGAAAACCAAAAAGATAAGTATTAGGGTCACCAGCGTCCAAGTCATTAATATCTGGAACGCAGGATACATCCGCAATATCATCCGTACAAAGTTCAACAAGCGAAACCTTCAAAGTAGGAAGAAAGCAAGGAGCATAAGTAAGAGTAACAAAGTATACATAACGGAATTGAGCAGAATAAGTAGTGAGCAAATTTGTTTGAATCCCGGAACGACGAAGAATACAAGAGGGGCAAGAGCCACAAGACACAAGAACAGACTCTTGTGTATACTTATTAACAACCGTGCGAGGATTCTGACAACGGGTCACTAGCTTATTCTGCAATTCCTTAGTAATCATTTTCTATCAGTAAAATTAAGTTCCATTTGACGGGGTTTGCGACCGCGAGCAAAAGAAACATGAATGAATGTACGATATTTTATAAGCTGGTCAAATTTAAAGGAAGAACATTTAACCATCGAGAGGAATCCATCAACCGAAAGGTCGACAGGTTTGAGGTCAACGGCATCACCGGTCAGATGTTGGGAGTTCCTAGAACCGTTACACGCATCATTCTGTGCTACAGTACGGAGAGCGGAAGTAACGGTAAAATGAACATTCCGACAAAGAAGCCATTCAAGAAATTTCATTAATTCGGGGTTCATGACTTACGAAAAAATTTGGGCAATAGACGTAAGAAGACTGACAGCAGCTGCAATAATAGCAGACCAGATTTTAGATTTAGTTTCACTTTTCATCAGAAGGGGAATTAAAGGTTGAACATGAAGAAACGATAATCAAACAGTCCGAACTAAGAGTAAAAGAAACAAAATCGGAAATTTCATTAACCGGCACAAGAACAGTCTTGTTCCGATTAGGATCAACTTTGGACTGAATACAACACAAATAAAAATCTTCCATAACTAATAAATATTAAATGTTAAACGATATGACGGGGCGAATATACAAAATAAAATCAATAACCAAAACATATAAGCAAAAAAATACATAAGTTATATGGGTGGCAGGCTGGTCTGTGAGTTTGCGTATATAAGACAAGGGGGAGACTGAAAGCGATGAGGTAAATCGCTTTCCCTCCGGGCAAACTCATGTAGGCTTCGCCAAGTTATATCCTTGTATTTCAAGTATTTACAGTGATAAAAAGAGCAGCTCTCCGGGAGATTGCATACGCGCTACAAGCATCAAGATTTTAGACTTCGCCAAGTTATATACTTGTATTTCAAGTATTTACAGTGATAAAAAGAGCAGCTCTCCAGAGGCGGAAAAGAGCAGCTCTCCAGAGGCGGAAAAGAACAGCTCTCCAGACATTCTTTATATTTAAGGTGTTTAACGGCGACGGAAAAGAGCAGCTCTCCGGGAGATCGCATACGCGTTGCAAACATCAAGATCCGAGGAAGGCAGTACTATAGCCTGACGGCTCTGATTTCAGTCCTAACGTCCCGAAATCCAGGAGGTGCATAACCACGCTACGCGCGGTTGCCAGAAGTTACTCCAAACAACAAAGCCCGGCGTGTATCACTACAAACCGGGTAAGAAAAACGAAAAGAAGCACGGAAGACTAACGACGAGTACTAATAACTCTATGAGGTATAAAATTACCTATAGTATTACCAATACTTGTTCCATAGTCTATCCATTTATCAGAATCAAAATACTCATATTTTTTCTTTTCATTTCGAGAACGATACCAAGACTCAATATTCCTACTACGAGCATTATCTTGAGAAAGACCTAATCTGAGTTCCTCATTATGATAAGCGGCAGAAGATTGATTAGCCGCAATATTGGCAGCAATTTGAGACTCAGCAATACGAGAAGCAACCTTATTAGAAATATTCTGACCACGCGCACGAGCGGCAGCCAAAGCTTCCTCAGCTATAGCCTTTTTAGCGGCAGCATAAGAAAGATAGCCAGAAGACATGCGCTGGTAGTAATCCGCAGCCTTAACATTCAAATCAAGCTGCTGCTGCTGGTCAAGATACTTGTTCAAAATACCCTTAGCCTCATTATCAAGAAGCATACCAGAACGCTGAGCGCGCATAATAAGACCTGTCATTGCCATATTATCAGCTTCTTGCTGTTCCTTAGCATAACCAAGCTGAGCACGTGCCAATCCAGTAGATTTCAAATAATTACGGGTTTCATCAGTAAGTTTTCCCCAATCTACATTGGAAAGAGTTTCCATTGCCTTAGCATCAGCAAGTTGTCTAGCACCTTGCAATTGAGACTTTTGAGATTGCATCAACTCATATTGGAAAATGTTACCAATGGAAGAACCAATACCGGAATAATCAGCCTGAAAAGGTTGCATGACGGCAGAACCAGAAGAAGAAGCAGAAGAGCCAGTACCAGCTGATTGAGCAACACCAGCTGAGCCTCCATTCATCATCAAATAAGGATTCAAACCAGCTTCCTCGAGACGCTGACGTTGGGCAGATGCAGTGTTATAAGCGTTTTCCTTATTCCACATGTTTTCCTGCCAGTTACGCTGCTGAATCGCCATACGTTCGTTAAACTGGTTATTCATCTGATTAATTTTGTAATTCATCCGGTTGGTTTCCTGGACATTTTGTCTATTCTGCGAATTTTGAACAGCAGAAGAACCAATGCCAAGGAGACCACCAGCAATTGAACCAAGAAGACCCATTATTCGGAGGAAGCAGCACCGGCGGAAGCAGCTGCCGCCTTTTCTGCCTCTTGTTTAGCAGTTTCAGCATCAATCAATTCCTGCGCCTGGGACTCAAGACTTTCAGCATAAGCAGACAACTCCTTAGACCAAGCAATAATCTCAGAAGGAGCCTGGACATGCCGGGAACGAACCGTTGCCAAAAGGTCATCATCAGACATTCCATCCATAATCTGCTGGGTCTGGGAAGCAGACTGTCTGCTTTGCCCAAACTTGGAAGCAACAGCGAGACCGGCACGGGAAGACAAATCCTTGGTATGAAGAATCAAACGAACATCAGAAGTATAACGAACCGGACGAGTTTCATCCGAATCATCAATTTCAACACGAAGCTGTTCAGTAGAATCAAATTCGGGAGCAACTGCAAAAGTATCCGGTTCAACATTGGGAATAAGTCCAGAACCTTGTTCCAAACTATTCAAAGAATTAAATTTTCCAAACATAATTAAAACAAGATTTAGTAAGGTACACCATCACGAGACAAGTTACGGGCAACATAGCAACCAATATAAGAGTTAACCAACAACTGGTCAGTATCCCAAGTAGAATCAGCATTAACACCGAAAATCGGGTCAAGAACAGAAGGATTGACCTTAAAGAACTTATAGTTCAAGGCAACCTTAGTTCCAGTATCAGGAGTAGAACCACCGAACCGTGCCCAACCGGAAAGAAGAGACTCGGTAACAGGAGAAACCCAAGATTTAAGAGTAGTAGTGAACGCCCCGTTGATTACATCAAGCTTGGTTTTCCAATTGAAATAACGGGGATTATATCCGGCATTAAACAAATTGAAAGCGGTAGCAAGCGGAGAGTTGAAAATCTGGGTCATGGGAAGAACTTCCATACCAATGTTATCAAACTCAGGAATCGGCAAAGACTCAGCATCAGTGACCAACAGCTGCCCGTCCTGACCAGTAATGGAATAATCAAGAAGAGGAACGGCATGATAAATACACATAACGACACAATGCTCGTCGGTCGTATATGTAAACGAACCATTACCAGCACCTACACCCTTACCGGCAATAACAGCAGTATCACCTTCGGCAGCAAGGTTATTATTAACAACTTCACTGATATCAAGGTTACGGGAAATACCACCGATATAGGTGCACATATTGGAAAGAGCCTGAGGTAAGTTCACACCAAAATGTTTACGAATCTGCTCACGATAATCAGAATCACCAGACTGGCTGATTTCTTTCCAACGTTGAAGAGCCTCGGCTTGACGAAGAGCAAGGACAGTAAATTGACTTTGCAAATTTGAAAGATCAACTTGAAGAGTGGAATTAGAAGGAATGACATTACTAGTAGAAGCGTCAATAGCTGAGAGAGATATCGGAGTAAGAGGAGCATTGTAAGAACCAGTAGTAGCTACTTGAGAAGAAGCAGCAGAGTTCGGACTCTTCAAAAATACAGAAGAAGAGATAGTACCCTCAGTATTTGAAACATCAATCACAGCAACATCACCAAACTGAGAATTCGGAAGAACACCCATCAGCATATCCTTGTTCCAATTACAGTATTTGAGGTCAAACATTGTATCGGATTTCCAATAATCAGAAGTAGTTCCAGGAAGAGAGTCAACAAAAAAAGGTGAAACGCCGGAAAAATAATCAACATTATAAGAAGAGGGATTTGAACTTTCCCATTGAGACCAGCGAAAAAAGTCCTGATAAATCTTCTGATAAGCAAGAAGAGGGAATAGATTCACACAATTATTCTGAATATATTGTTGAGTATAACTAACAGCATCATCAGTATTTTTTATAGAAGTAGACCACCAACGATTGCTAGAAGAAGGAGCGTCTTTCATAAAGTTACCATAACCAAGATAACTCAACAACTTATAAGCTAAATCAGAACGGGAAAAACCAAAAGCGTTTTTTTTAGCAGAAGAAGCACCCGGAGACCAAGAATCACCATTCAAATAAACCAAAGCAGAGCCCAAATCGAACAACCTTAAAGACGGCAAATAAGTTCCAAGAGCCAAATTCTGAGTCAAAGACAACGCCTGAATCTGATTGACG